CGATGACGAGAGTTGGTAATAGGTGCTGGAACCGGTGAGAAGAACGGTCGGCCCGAGCCGGAGTTTGCCCCAGGTGGAGTCGCTGGCGCTGACGATGCCAAGCGTATGGGCGACATTGACATCGGTGAGGTAGGCGTCGTTGCCGATGTAGAGCTTGACGGGTTGGTCGTTGCCGATCGCCACGTCGCCGCCGTAGTAGTTGAGTCGCAACGTGGACGCGACACCGTTGTTGCGGGCCTGCATCCCCGTCGAGTACATGGCAAGGTTGGTCGCGGCGATTGTGCCCAGCGTGAGTGGATTCAGGTCGCCCGCCAAGGTCACAACATCGGGCGATGTCAGGCGCAGCTTCGGCATCGCCGTACCCCACAGCGCATCGCTGTTCGTCGCTGACTGCTTGACGAGGACGTCGCCCAGCACGCCACCGGGCGGCAGCGGTCCACCACCGACGCCAACGTCGATCCAACTACTGCCGCTGCGAACTTTCAGGACACCCATCAGACCGCCCCCACATCTTCGAGCATGAACAGCGTCGGATAGATGGTGAGTCCAATGGCAATGCCATTCACGGAAGTCCCCATCCTGTAGCTGCGTAACACGCCGTCACCAGCGACAAGCACGAACCCACTCAAACTGCTCCACTGTGAACCGAACCGATGCCAGTGATCAATGAAGCCGGTGTTGACGTTGCCGACATCGTTGAGAAGTAGAACGCTGGTGCCAAACGCCGTATCACTGTTGTCGGTGCGACCGACTGCTCGGAAACTCCACGAGAACTTGTAGCGCCGACCAACCGTCAACGCCATCGAAGGCATCGCCGCGGTGATCCATTGCAAGGCACCGCTGGCCGGAAGTACGACGGCCGCTGATGAGGTAACAGCAGCGACCAGCCCACGCGGCAGTTGATTGATCGCAGCTTGCAGATTGGTCGCGGTGATCGGGAAGCCGGGCGGCGTGTACGCGATGTTCGAGGCGAGCATCGACGGAGCAACAGCATCGTCGTCGTACCACAGGTCGACGAGCGGATTGGTCGGGAACGGATCGTCCGGGCGAACCATCACTTCGTCGGGCCCGATCGGACCCTGCGGGCCGGTGGCACCCGCTGGGCCTTGTGTGCCGGTGTCGCCCTTGACACCCTGGATGCCTTGCGGGCCTTGCGCTCCGGTAAGGCCGATCGGCCCTTGCGCGCCGGTTGCGCCGGTCGCCCCCGTGTCGCCCTTGATACCTTGCGGACCTGCGGGCCCGGTGGCCCCTACGTCACCCGTGGCGCCGGTCGGCCCGGTTGGTCCGGTGAGGCCGATTGGCCCTTGCGCGCCGGTCGCGCCAGTCGCGCCGGTATCGCCCTTGACGCCCTGCGGGCCTTCAGGTCCGGTGAGGCCGATTGGCCCTTGCGCGCCGGTCGCGCCGGTATCACCCTTGACGCCTTGCGGGCCCGGATCACCGGTATCGCCCTGCGGGCCGGTGGGCCCCTGCAGACCTTGCGGTCCTTGAATGCCCTGCGGGCCTTCGGCTCCGGTGGCGCCAGTGGCGCCGGTCGCGCCGACTTCGCCTTGCGGGCCGGTGGGCCCGACCGGGCCGGGCACGATCGAGTCGGCTCCGGTGGCACCGGTCGCACCAGTGTCGCCTTTGGGCCCGGTCGGTCCAGTGGGCCCGGTGGCGCCGGTCGCTCCGGTGTCGCCTTTGACGCCTTGCGGCCCGGTGGCACCGATCGGTCCCTGCGCGCCCGTGGCGCCGGTCGCGCCCTGGATGCCTTGCGGTCCTTGCGGCCCGGTCGGGCCTTGCACCTTGCCGACGTTCACCCATGCGGTGCCGTTCCATGCCCAGCCGTTGCCAGCCGAGTCGATCCACAGATCACCGTCTTGGTGTGGCGGTGGCACCTGGGCGTCGGTAGGCGGGCCGAGCGTGGGGATCGTGCCCTTGAAGTCCCAACCCATCGTCGAGCCACCGCCGCCGCCTTCTTCGACGGCGCTGATGCGCTTGCTCAGATCGAAGAACGCGCGACGTTCAGCGTCATGGGTTCGTGCTTCGAACCCGGACCGCCCCGGCGTCGTCACGACGCCCGCTCTTGCTCCCTGGCGGCACGCTCGCGCGCTGCGAACTGTGCAGCGATCGCGTCGAGTTCTTCGTCGCTCAAATCCTTGGCGGGACGGGTGACGGTAAGTTCCAACTTCTGCGGCTTCAGACCCTCGACGATTTCCATGTACGTCTTGGCGGCTTGGACGTGGCGCGGATCGTCGTTGTCGGTGCCGGTCTTGTAGAGCGTGTCGAGCAGGTTCTGCTTGCGCTCGGGGCTGCCGATCGTCGCCATGTAGTGCTGCTCCCAGCGCTCCACGAACTTCGAGTCGTTCTTCCAACGCGTGAGCGTGCCGGTGCCGAGCCGCAGGCGTTTGGCGAGTTCTTCTTGCGTCGCCGGATCACGTTCACGCTTGGGCAGGCACAGCCATTCGATGAACACCTGCTTCTTCTCGGCATCGCCCCGGATCACGGGGCCATTGTGCCAGAATCCGCCGAAGGGGCATGGGAAGGGGCAAATGATGCTGGCTGACATTGCGTCCGGCGAAGTCGACACCGCTGATGTGCTGTTCCTGATCGCGTTCATCTTGTTCGTGATCGCGACGGTGATGGCGGCGATGGCGAAGGCCGTTGATTCTGTGATTGTGCGCGCCGGGTTCGCCTGCGTCGCGCTCGCTTGGTTGCTGCTGTAGTGCGCCGGTTCGCACTCGCAGCGTTGCTGCTGCTGACGACGTTGGCTCCCGCGCGCGCTGGCGCGGTGAACTGCGCGCTGCCTTCGGGCGTGCCGATCCCGCAGAACGATCTGCCGGGCTGGGACTTCATTTGGTCGATCAACTTCCGTGCCGACTTCGCGCTCGGTGCGTTCCCCGGCGTGTACGGCGATCGGCTGCGGGCGTACCCGAACAACTACTACGACACATCGAAGAAAGGGCAGTACAACCCGGCGACGACGATGTCGGCCTCGTGCGGCTCGTTGAAGATTCATCTGTCGACGATCAACGGTGTCCCACAGGTGGCGGCTCCGGTGCCGTACATCGGCGGTGACGGCAAGTGGCCGGGACAGTTGTACGGGCGCTACGCGATCCGTGCTCGTTTCCCTGCTGCGGTGCCGGGCTTCAAGATCGCCTGGCTGTTGTGGCCCGATGTCGGCACCAATCTGCCGAACGGCGAAATCGACTTCCCCGAGTCGAACTTGAAGTCGCTCGTGTCGACGGGTGGGTTCGTGCATCGCCAGGGTGCGACGGTCGGATCGGACCAGTACGCCACTGGCCCGATCGCGGTGGACATGACACAGTGGCACACGTATGTGACGGAGTGGTCTCCGGGGCAGGTGAGGCTCCTGCTCGATGGTGTCGTGGTTGGGCGCACCATCGAGCGGGTTCCAAATACGAAGATGCATTGGGTGTGGCAGACCGAGACCGAACTCTCGTCGGTGTATCCGAACCCGGCGACGCAAGGCGACGTGCTGGTCGATTGGGCCTCGATCTGGGCCAAGACATAACGGGGTTATAACTATTCTTTGCGGAATAAGTATGCTACACTTACCCGTATGGCACTAGAAGTACAGACCAAGCCCGACAGAGTCCCACCCGACCCGCTGGACACACCCGTCCAACTCAACTTCAAGATTCCCTGGCACTACCGCGAGCAGTTGATGCGCGAGGCGCGCCAGAACGGTGTGTCGTTGACTCGCTACATCGTCAACGCGCTCGTGCGCACCTACCCGCCCGACCGTAAGTGAGGGTCGCCGGGATCGACCCCGGCACCACCGGGGCAGTTGCGTGGGTGGACTCGGTCGGCCTCGCGGCCGTCGTCGACCTGCCCACCGGGCCACACGGCATCGACCCGGTTGCCTTGCAAGAACAACTGCAAGCCTGGGGCGTTCACAGTGTGTACCTCGAAGACAACCGGGCGATGGCGGGAAACGGCAGTCTCGCGAACTTCTCGATGGGACGCAGCGAGGGTTTGATCGTCGCCGCCGTGCTGTGCATGGAACTGCCGCTGCATCGCATCAAACCGAAGGATTGGCAACGCCGAGTCGGACTGTCGAACGTGGCTGCCGCCGATCGCAAAGAGGCATCACGGATGCGGGCCCGCGAGATGTTCCCATCGTTGAAAGACGACCTGAAACGCAAGAAAGACCACAACAGAGCAGAAGCGGTATTGATCGCGTTCCACGGCCAGAAGGAGTCGCAATGATCGCCCGCTTCATCGGAGGATTGCTCGACGGTGCTGAACAAGACGTGATGGGCGCGGAAGCGATACACCCCATCATCGACGATCAGTACAACGCCGACTACGCCGCCTGGTTCGCGCAATACGGCATCGCTCGCGCTTGGCGATGGGCAGGCAACGAACCGGACGACGACATTCCCCCGCCGCCGCCGATGCCCACCGAGGTCTATCGCTGGGAACGCGATGGCGATGAGTTCGTGCTCGTCTTCGATCGGATCACGCGATGAGCGATGTCACATCCATTGGTCACACTTGCTTCGTGAAGACGTTGGAGCACTTCGCCGAGCACGGAGCGACCAACAACGAATGCCACCTGGCGCAGATGCTGCTCGACCTGTACGCGCTGGTCCCAACCCATCCACTCGTCGTCAACTTCGTCAACGAGTTCACCTTGAAAGCGACTGCCGCATGAACCCCGACGATTTACCCCTGATTCAACAATGCACCTGCAACACCGAGACCGGTGTACACGCCGACGACTGCCCCTTCCATACCGCAGCCGTAGAAGCGGCGACCCCATGAGCCTCGACCTGGAAGACATCGAACCAACGACGCGGACCGACTACCGCCGTGCCAACGGCGCACCACAGGTCGTCGTCGACGGCAAGGGCGAGCGCTACTCGCGTCCGTCGTCGTTCGCGGACCCCTTGGACGACAAGAGCGCGCTGACGAACTGGCGCATCGACCGGGGCTGCATCGGCGTCGCCCGTGATCGTGCGCTACAGGCGCGGTGGTGTGCCATTGATCCAGACGACAAGGGCCAGGCAAAGGAGAAGGAGAAGCTGCGGCAAGATTCGATTTCTTCGGGTCGTGGCGCGGAGGCCGCTGACATCGGTACCGCGTTGCACGCGATGTCAGTCCGTTGGGAGAACGAAGACACGTTCTCGCCACCGGAGCCGTACCTGTCGTCGTTGATGGCGTACGAGGCAGCGATGCATCGGCTCGGTCTGCGCAGCGAACGCTTCGAGTTCCACGTCGTCAACGTCGAGCATCGTTGCGCCGGGACCGCTGATCGTCTGTACGTGTTGACGATGCCGTTGACAACACCGAGCGGAAGCGTCCTTGAAGTAGGCACACGCGTGGTCGGCGACTTGAAGACCGGTGGCAAGTTCGAGTTCAGCATGCCGTCGTACGCGGTGCAGATGGCGTTGTACGCGGGCGGGCAGTTCTACAACGTCGTCACCGACGAGTTCGAGGAAACGCCGACGATCAATCAGGAGTGGGGGCTCGTCGTCCACATGCCCGCCAACAATCCGGGCGAGTGCGAGTTCCTGTGGTGCGATCTGGAAGTCGGTCGCTACGGGGCGTACATCGTCGATCAGGTGAAGCTGTGGCGCAAGAACTGGCGCGCTGGCGAGTTCGAGTTCGCGATCGCGACGACGGGCGAGCCGGAGCCGACGACGATCGGGCTCACCGTTCCGTCAGACGAACAGTTAGAACCTGCCGCAGAAATCGGCGAGCCCGCCGCTCCGGGGCAGGAGAACAGCGGGCTCGACGACAGGGGAGTCCAGCCTGACGAACTGACGGAACTCATCGAATGGGCGAAGGTGCGCCTGTCTTTCATTGCCCGCAACGAGGCGGCTACGAACCTGTTGTTAAGGCTCTGGCCCAAAGGTCTACCCACCCCGAAGCAGGGCGTCAAGACGGTTGAGCAGGCGAACGAGGTTCTGAGCCTGCTCAGTAAGGTCGAAGCCGAGTACGAACTCGGCTTCGTAGAGGGCGGGCCCGTGACCACGGGCCCGCGCAAGACATCAACCACAAGGAGAAAGTGATGCCTGTTTCATTGAATGACATCGGGGGCGGCGGCAAGTCGTGGTCCCCGGAGACGATCGGCGAAACGATCAAGGGGACGATCCGTCTCGTTGAGCGCCGACCGCAGCGTGAGTTCGGCACCGGCAAGGATTTGGTGTGGGAC